ACAACGTGGTCGAACGCCTCGCCCTGGACCTGGACGAATGGCCGGAGGTATGGCCGAGCGACGACCCGGCCCCGGTCCTGGTTATCACGATCGGCGGAAAGGAGGGGGAGCCGTGAGCACTTGTAAAGGGTGCGGGGCCCTGATCGACTGGATCACAACCACTGAGGGAAAGTATATGCCAGTAGACCCGGAGCCCGTGTTCGTCATTGAGGGGGACGGCCCGGACCGCTTTGTCACCGACGAGGGCGCGATTCTCCTCGGGCGGCGGGCCCTTCCAGAGGAGGAGAAACAGGGGCTTGAGGTTGCCTTTGTCCCGCATTGGAAAACTTGCCCGGAGGCCGCCCGGTTTCGGCGGCGGAAATAACGAAAGGAGATTGCTATACCATGAAAGCTCTTGTAATGACAACCCAGGACGCCCGGGAGTTTGAGAAGCTCGGCGGCCTCACCATCACGAAACCGATCAAGCCCGCGCCCGCCGCCTATGTTGAGGGGGCGCAAATGCTGGAGAGCACCGAGAACCCGGGGCGCTGGTATGTTGCGGACGTGGACGGGGAACCGCTCCTCGATTCCGGGAACGTGTTCGACCCGCCCGTCCAGCCTGGGGACATTGTTTTCCTCCGGGAGCCGTGGCACCGTCTGATAGACCCGACCACAAAGGAGCCCTCAGACCGCGTGATCCTCGCGGCGGATTCCACCGTTGCGGAGGGACAGACCGCCTATAAGTGGGCCTCCCCCGTATCCATGCCGGAGTCGGCGGCCCGCCGCTTTGCCGTTGTGAGCAAGGTCGAGCCCATCTATAACGAAAATGTCGCCGTTTGGTCTATCACGCTGGAGGCCGTCACAAAGGCCGCGGCGGAGGCCGGAGAGGCCGGGGCGCTCCCCTACTCCGACGCGCCCAGCCCGGAGGAGGGCTCCAACTATTTTACATACGCCGGGGACATGAGCCCGGAGGATCACGAGCGCATGATCGCCGCGATCAACCAGGACCGGGCCCGCCTCGCCGAAGTGCAAGATCGGTTAATCAGGATTGACAACCGCCGCCGGGAGCTGGCCTATCTCAATTTCGAGGGCCGGGACAAGGTGGACCCGAACGACCGCGCCGCCCTCCAGGAGGAGGACGCCACCCTGGACGCCGAACAGGCGGAGCTTGCAAGAGAGGAGGCGGAACTCCGCCACGCCCTGGAGGACGCCGGAGCCCCGGCACCTACCACAGCAGACCGCGCCCGGGAAAAGCTCGCGGCGATCCGCTCCCGCCGCGGCGAGATCGCTAATTTTGACGCCGAAACGAAGGTATCAAACAATCTTGATATTGAGGAGGAACGGTTGATCCAGGAGGAGTGGGACCTCTCCGCATACCTGGAGGGGCTCGCCGTGGCGGAGGACGATCCGCCCGGGGAGGAACCGCCCGCCGGGGACAGCGAACAAACCACGCTTGACGCCCAGGAGGACGAGGAGGTCGGCTCCTTCACCTTTGGCAAGTGTAACTATTGCGGGCGAGAGTGGGGCGTTACCCTGGAGGGCGCAAAGGGCGGCGGTTATCCCACACAGCGGACGGCCAACGCCGCCGCGACCCGCGTTTGTGATTGCCCGGAGGCCGTGGAGAACCGAAAGCCGGAGGTCGGCGTCGCATTTGCTGTCACGACGGGGGCGTGTAAGTATTGCGGCCAGCTCCAGGAGGTGGGCCCCCATCCGTCCCAGGCGGCGGCGGACGAGACGGCGACGGAGGTTTGTTCCTGCCCGAGTGCCCGGACGGCCCGCCGCACGGCGGAACAGATCGAGGACGCCCGGGACCGTGTAAACCGCCTTTTCGGGGAAAGAGCCGAGGACCTCGGATTTAAGCCGATCGCCGGGGACGGCGCGATCGAACTCCTGGAGCGTGTGGTCGAGCTGATCGCCCGGGGCCCGATCTCCTCAGCGTCTCTCAATATCCGGGGCCAGTGTAAAGCGAAATTCTCCATTACCAGCAAGGGCAAAATCAAGGTATCCAGGAGCGAAACCCGCTCTTGCGATCTTGAGGCCGGAGAGTGATCTCATGGAAAACCTCTCTATATTTGATTTGACGCCGGGAGGGGAGCAATTCAAGCCGGAAAAATCGACGGATTGGAAATGGAGATTTTCAGACTATCCGAGGGAAAAGAACGGGTTAAAAGTATTTTCGTGTTTCGCTTGTGGCGGCGGGTCGACTATGGGCTACAAGCTCGCCGGGTGCGACGTTCTCGGGTGTGTGGAAATTGATCCCCGTATGAATGAGGTCTATGTGAGGAACCACGCCCCAAAATACAACTACCTCATGGACATACGGGAGTTTAACCGGCTCCCGGCCGAGGAGATTCCCGGGGAGCTTTTTGAGCTGGACATTCTGGACGGCTCCCCGCCGTGTACCACATTCTCCGTCGCCGGGAAAAGGGCGGAAACATGGGGGAAAGCGAAAAAATTCCGGGAAGGACAAAAGGAACAGACCCTCGACGATCTCCCGTTTGTATTCATTGAGACGGTAGAAAAGCTCCGCCCGCGGTGCGTGATCCTGGAAAACGTCGAGGGGCTGATTATGGGCGAGGCGTGGGGGTATGTCCAGGAGATTTACAAGCGCCTCAAGAAAGCGGGGTACAAGGTCCACCATTGGCTCCTCAAGGGTGAAAACATGGGAGTCCCACAAACGAGACATAGAGTTTTTTTCGTGGGAATACGGAACGACCTCGGCGTCGATCCGGTCGATCTCGATATGTCATTTTATTATGAGCCGGTGCGTTTTCGGGAGATCAAGTCGGGAGAGGGCGGAGCGGTAAGACAGGAAAGTATGTCGTTTCGGGCCTTGCAAAAGGCGACACCGGAGGACAAAGACCTCGCCGCCGTATATAAGCGGATCGGGGAGCGGGAGCGTTGCTTTACAACCCGGATTGTATGGGAAAACGACATACCGCCAACACTCACGGCGAGGACGGACCAATACCGGGGAGAGGAAAAAACGCGGGTAAGTATTGAGGACCTGATCCATATACAGACATTCCCGGAGGATTTCGACTTTATCAGAAATACCTATTACCGGGCCCTCTATGTTTGCGCTATGTCCGTCCCGCCCGTAATGATAAAGCGGATAGTCTCCCGGATGATTGAGGCGGGGGTATTTGAGAAAAAGGAGAAAACGCCATGATTTACGCTATTGATTTCGACGGGACCTTGTGCGTTGACCGATACCCGGAGATCGGGGAACCGCGGGAGGAAATGATCTCCGCCGTACTGGACGCCCAGCGGGCCGGGGATCGTTTCATCCTCTGGACGTGCCGGGTCGGCGAACGCCTGGAGGAGGCCGTGAACTGGAGCGCGGCCCAGGGCCTCACATTCGACGCCGTAAACGATAACCTCCCGGATATGATCGCCCTCCATGGGAACAACTGCCGGAAAGTGTTCGCGGACGGCTACATAGACGACCGCAACGTCCGGGATATTTTGGGGGTTGAGGTATGAACGAGGCTCTTTTTTCCTCAAGCCGCGACGATTGGGAGACGCCTCCCGACTTTTTCGCGGAACTCAACGAGGAATTTCACTTTACCCTCGACGCTTGCGCCCTACCGGAGACCGCGAAATGCGCGGCCTACTTCACGCCGGAGGACGACGGCCTCTCCAGAGCGTGGATCGCTCCGGGGGGGTGCTGTTTTCTGTAACCCGCCGTATTCTCGGCGGACGAAGGGCAACCCAGGACAGGAGGCGTGGATCAAGAAAGCCGCAGAGGAGGGCCAGCGGCCCGGGGCCGTGGTGGTTATGCTCATTCCGGCCCGGACAGATACGCTCGCTTTTCATAAGTACATCTATCACAAGGCGGAAATTCGCTTTATCAAGGGCCGCCTCCGTTTCCGGGTAAACGGACAGACGGGAGACGCGGCCCCGTTTCCGAGTATGGTCGTAATTTTTAGAGGGCCAGAGGCCAGAGAGGAGGAAAACGCTTGAAAATCAAGATTACAAAAGAACTCCCGACCGATCCCGAAAACCGCCCGGAGGTGGGCGGCGTGTACGAGGTTGTCCGGCAAGCGCCGGGGCAGTATGGGCCGATCCTATTTATCAAGGTCGGCGGCGTGGAGGTCGGCGTTTTGGGCGGGGAGTATGAGCCCGCGGCGGAGGTGGAACCGTGAGCCGCCGGGTCTATCGCTGGAGGGTCTCCCCTCCTCCCGGCTCCGGCTTTGAGACGGTCGAGGTCCTCGGGGCCTCCCGCTATGAGGCTATGATCGCCGCCGCGAAATTGTGGCGCACTCCCTGGACGCAGATCGCCCGCGCTTGCACCTTTGAAAGGCTCGGGGAGGTGGTGGGGCCGTGAACATGACGCCCCTTTTGATTGTGAAGATCAACACAATCAAACCGTCGGACGCCCTCGCCCGGGACATGGAGACGATCGCGGAGGGGATAAAGAAAGGTTGTCTCGTGTTGAGCGGGGATTGTGAGGTTATCGCGTTCGACGGCGAGGGCCGCCTTGCCTATCCGATAAAGCGGGAGGAGGCGGCGCAGAAATGAGGGACAAGCCCACAACGCCAGAGCGGGACCTTCCTCCGCCGTGTTTGAATTGCCGGAGCCTACATAAACAATACGGCTCCAGCCTTTGCGAAAAACGCCGGACCTCATTTTTCCACCTGGAGCGCCTCCGGGCCCTCCCTCTCCTCGGGCGCTTTGTCCGGGCGTGGGAGTGCGATCTCCGCAAGTATGAGACCGTCGGGGACATAGAGAGGGAGGCGGAGACGTGAACAAAGGAAAGAACCGGATCGCGGCGGCGGTCGAGCTGGCCGCCGTCCTCCTGATAACCGCCGCCGCCTTTGTATGGGGGCAACGGGCCGCCCTGATCGAGCGGGGCTATACTGCCCACGGCGGGGAGTATCTCCTCCTCCCGATCCCGGCCATCTACTACACCGGAAAGCGGATCGCCGCGGACTGGATCGCGGAGCTCCGGGGAGGTGAAAATGAGTAAATGCGTACAGCATATAACGCGGGGGGGGCGTTGAAAACCAACTCCAGGTCGACCGCCTCCTCCTCAGGGATTGTCTCGAACTACTAAAAACCATACCGACCAAGAGCGTCGATCTTGTACTCACAGACCCGCCCTATAATATAAACCTCGTTCCGCAGAGAGGGACGACGAGCGCGATCGAGGGCGACAATATGAGCGGCGAGGACTTCACCGCATTTTTGACGGACGTATTTCGGGAGTGTTTCCGGGTGCTGAAAGACGACCGGAGCCTCATTTCCTTTATGGGCTGGCAGACCGTGAGCTCGTTCGAGCGGGCCCTCCTCGGGGCAGGGTACAAGATCAAGTCAATGCCGATATGGGTAAAAAACAATTTCGGGATCGGATATTACACGAGGCCGCAGTATGAGCCCATGTATTTGTGTTTTAAGGGAACGCCTGAAACGCCGGAGAGGCCGATCTCGGACGTTTTGCAATACCCGAAAGTGAATAAACAAATTCACTCTTGCCAAAAGCCCGTCGAGCTCCTCTCAAAATTGATCTCCACATTTTCAAAAGAGGGCGACGTGATTCTCGATCCGTTCATTGGGAGCGGGACCACGGCGATCTCGGCCATAAAAACCGGGAGGCACTTTGTAGGAATGGAGATCGCGCCGGATTGTTTCAAACAGGCAAGCGAGCGGGTCGAGGCGGAAATATCACAAGTTAGGCTTTTTTAGGAAAGGAGCCTCGAAGAATGGGAAAGCACTATAAAACTTGTCCATGGTGCGGGGACCACCTGGACCACGGCGAGCGGTGCGAGTGCATGGACCGCCGCCCGGAAACCGCGGAGACGGCCAGAGCCACGCCGACAGAGCGGGCCCGGGGCTATGTGATCGGCGTCGACCTCGCCCAGGGGAAGGACTTCACCGCCGCCGCGAAACCCTATATTTCCAGAGCATAAAAAAGAGCCCCGGACGCTTGACGAGAGCGTCCGGGGCGCAACCGCCCGGAGGGCTGATTGCTATACCTTTATTATACTAACACCTCCGGGGAGAAAAAGCAAGGGCCACAAGCCAAAAGAAAAGGCGGTTTTTGATATGCAAAGAGTCAAAAGACGGATTTTCTCGGGGGCCGTATGCGAGCAAGTGGTTTTCACTGTCCCGGACAGATTAAAGAACTTGGACAAGGCGGGGCCGCGACCGCGTTTCAAGACAGAGGAGGAACGGGCGGCCCACAAGCTCGGGATTTCCCGCCGGAAACACGCCCGGATCGTCAATAACAATTTTGGGCCCACCTCATTATATAGCACCTTGACAATGGACGACGAGCACGAGGTCCACACCTTCCAGGAGGCGAGGAGGGTCCGGGACAATTTCTATAATCGCCTCATGTACCACGCCCCAGGGGCTAAAATCATGCTTTACATGGGCCGGGGCAAAAACACTCACCGGATACATTTCCACATGATAAGCGAGGGCGTCCCGGAGGACCTGATCCGCAAGCAATGGACCGCCGGGTCCGTTCTACGGATCGAGAATCTCCGGGAACATAACTATTATAACGGCGTGGACCGGGGGCGGGACTATACGGGGCTCGCCAACTACTTATTTAATCACTGGACGCCGGAGGTCGGCGGCCACAGGTGGAAGGGCTCCCGGAAAACCCTCCAAAAGCCGGACTATGAGGAACCGACCACCGTCAAACGCAACTACACAGAGAACAAGCCGCCCAGGCCGCCGAAAGGCTATATTTTCGTAGAGGCCACGGCGACGAAATACGGATACCTCTATTATAAGTATGTCCTAAAACCGCCGCCGAGAAAGCGGCCCAAAAAGAAGCGGGAATAAACCCGCGCTCGAAAGCCTTGTAAATGTGTAAAGTTTTGAACCCAAACCACAACAGGAAGGAGATCGCCGAGAAATGAACATCAACCAGTTAGCGAAAGAGGTCCACGACAACGCCGTCGCTCATGGATGGTGGGACAAGCCGCCCGCGCTCCCCGAGGCGCTTTGTCTGATCCATGCCGAACTCTCCGAGGCCCTGGAGGAATATCGGAACGGGGCCCCGCTCGTTTATGGGACGTGTGCCCTCGCCGAGGAGGATTGCCAGTATTTCGCCATATGCGACAGAGTGGGCCAACCAGGGGCGGAGGGTGCGGACGGTCCTTGCAAGCCGGAGGGGATCGCCGTCGAGCTGGCCGACGTCCTCCTCCGCACTCTGGACCTCATGGCCGCCCTCGGCGTGGACGTGGACGCCGTGGTTATGGCAAAGCACAAATACAACCTCGGGCGGGAGTACAGACACGGAGGCAAAACCGTATGATCGCCCCAGGACGCCCCTCGGCGGGGGGGGGGTAACTGATCGCAACTACGGAGGAGGTGGACCGCATGACAAGTGAATTTCCGAACCAACTCCGCCGCCTACGAGAGAGGGCGGGAATGAGCCGCCGGGTATTGTCGGAGCTTTGCGGATTAAGCAAGAACTCGATCGCCAGATATGAGCGCGGAGAGCGGGTCCCCTCCATCACGGACGCCGAGGCACTGGCCGACTTTTTCGAGGTCTCACTTGACCGCCTTTGTGGCCGGAAAAAATATTTTTCCGAGTGAGCCCCGTTCGGGGGCACGGCGTCCGCAGGACGTGGTTTAATTTACCTTGTGGAGATATAGCCGCATGGAGCGGGGCCGCGCGCCGGGATATGAGGCCCGGGCCCCTCGGCTCCAGGTAGGGACAGGAGGGCGGCGGCGGTGCGTGATTTTGCGAAAGCGTTCTATCTCTCGAAAGAGTGGCGGCGGGCGCGGGCCTATGTCTTTAACCGGGACGCGGGCCTATGCGTGAGGTGCGGGGCACTCGGGGAGATTGTTCACCACAAGGAACACCTCACGCCGCAGAATATCAGCAATCCAGAGATTGCGCTCGGCGAGGACAATCTCGAATTGCTTTGCCGGAACTGCCACGCCCTCGCCCACGCCGGGGAGCTGGCAACAGACAGCGGGCTCACGTTCGACGACGAGGGAAATGTTGTCAAGCGTGAGTTACTGTCATAGCAAAAGCGGATCACAACGCAAGGGAAAATAAACCGCAGGTGAAAGCAAGCCCAGCAGAAAACGCCCACCCATCCCGGCCCCGGGCCGCCCATCCGTCCGGCCACGCGGGGCCAGCGCCTCGGCGGCGGTCGAGCGGGAAAAGAAAAGCGAACAGCCGCGGTGAGTCCTCGGCGCTCATGCCTCCCCCCCACCTCGGACCCCCGGGGGTGGGCTTTTCCGAACCGCGTCCCATCCAGGTTTATAACCCCCCGGGCGCACACATAAGGGGGGGGGTAACAGCCAGCCGGAGAGGAGGTTTATACATCTTATGGCAAAACCAAAAAATTCCTATGAAAGCCTCCCGATAGCCGATAAAATCGCCACAAAAAAACGGAAAATCGCTAAACTTTTCCGAGAATTGCCCGCAGAAAAAAAGCAGTTTGCCGACAGCTTGATCGAGCAATTCGCGGTCTCCACCGTCACACTGGAGCGCCTTGTGGACGAGATCAACAACGGCGATTTGATCGAAGATTTTGTCCAGGGGACCCAAAAGCTCCGCCGGGAAAATCCGGCCCTCAAGAGCTACAACGCGACCGTAAAGTCGTTTACTGCCCTATCGAAAAGCCTCCTCGACCTCCTACCGGAAAAGACCCAAAAACAGGCCGGGGAGGAGCTTATGAATTTCGCAACTAAGCCCCCGGGAGCGGGCAGAAAGTGAATTATATTCTCGCCTATTGGGAGGCGATCGAGAGCGGGAAGGTCGTCACAAGCCGCCGCGTCCGGGCCGTTTACAAGCGCCTCGCCCGGGAGATACAGGAGCCGGACCCCGACTCCCCGTATTATTTCGACGAGGAGGTCGGGGAGCGCCCGATCATATTCGCGGAGCGGTTTTGTAAGCAATCCCAGGGCGTGATCGGGGCCCCGCTCGTGCTGGAGCTTTTCCAAAAGGCATATATTCAAGCTCTTTTCGGATTCCTGGAGAAGGAGACCGGATTCCGCCGCTACCGGGAGACTATGTTCCTCGTGGGCCGGAAAAACGGAAAGTCGACCCTCCTCGCCGCGATCGCGCTTTATATGCTGATCGCCGACTATGAGGGTGCGGCGGAGATTTATAGCGTAGCCACGAAAAAGGACCAGGCGAAAAAGGTCCTCACCGAGGCTATTAACATGGTCAAGCAATCGCCGGAGCTCCGGGCCGTCCTCAAAAAGCGGCGGAACGACCTGTATTTTACGGCCACGGCCTCCATTTTCGAGGCCCTCGCCTCGGATTCTAACACCCTGGACGGCCTCAACTCTCACGCCGTCATTATTGACGAGCTCCACGCGATCAAGGACCGGAACCTCTACGAGGTTATGAAACAATCCACCTCCAGCCGCCGACAGCCCCTTGTCGTCATGATTACGACGGCGGGCATGGTCCGGGAGAGCGTGTTCGACGAAATGTATGAGCTCGCTTGCAAGATCGCGGACGGCGTCGAGGAGGACCCGACTTTCCTCCCGATCCTCTACGAGCTGGACAGCCGGGACGAGTGGACCGATCCGACGAAGTGGCAAAAGGCTAATCCGGGCCTCGGAACCATCAAGCAGTACAAGACCCTCGCGGCCTTTGTCCAGCGGGCAAAGATCAAGCCGGAGGACCTCCCCGGCGTCCTCTGCAAGGACTTCAACGTCCGGGAGGTATCCGCCGCCGTCTGGCTGTCCTATGACGCGATCAAGAGCGACCTCCGCTTTGAGCTCCAGGACGTTTATAACACCTACGCCCTCGGCGGGTGCGACCTCTCCGCG